TTGTTAATTCTGCAATTGTATCTCTAACAACCTCAGACTCAAAAAAGTTACTCATTAATGATACCTCTCTTTTACTCGTTTAATTAAGTAGTTTTTATACTCAGACACATCAATATTTAGAAATGGTTTATACTTCTTAATTTTTAAACTGACGGTTTCCCACACAGGATCAAGAAGTTGTTTATCATAATTTTTGACGTATGAAAAGATTATATCATAGATTACTAATTCCTCAATAGTAAGTTTACCACCCAAGTATTCTTTCAATATAGGTGGATGTCCTTTCTTACAATCAAAGAACTCATCATAATCATAACTATCCATCATATCTTCAGAGTTACTTTTAAAACTCTCAAATAAATTCTCTTTATGTTCTACCCATTGGTTATATACTTTCTCTCCACCATCAATTATTGGCCCAATCCATACATCATTAGAGTCTGATGCCTGACTAAAATTTGCAAGGAAGAAATTTTTAATTTCATCGTCACTCTTCTTACGTGACATTCTCTCAAAGAAGTAACGATCCTTTCTTTTATTGAATGCACCTTCCGATGCTCGTGACCTACCACCATACTTGAAGTAATCATACTTCTCTTTGGTGAAATGATTCTTAAATGCTAAGTAACTTTTGTATACCTCAAGAGGTTTCATAAAGGTAACTTCGCTCTCGAAGTTTTCTTCATAAAATTAAGTTGCTGTGCATCATACTTTAATTTTTCCTTTAAAGGTTTTGACATTAATTTAGAGACTGCATCGATTTCTATTTTATTTTCTTCGCAGTATGCCAAGATAGCATCAATGTAATTAAAGTTATTACTTTGAACTATCTTTTCAATTTCTTCTGCAAACTTAGTTGGGCAGAGAAATTTCTCCTTCATTAAATCGTCAACATTAGTCTCCTTCATAATTTCCTGTTTTATAGTTGACAAACTTTCCAATGTATTTGGTAAGAAGTTTAATATAGTAGTCCTTGTTTCTCTTTTCATAGACAACACATTCTCCATTTTCAGATACCATAATTGTGATCAATTTTTTGACTGGTATACCAGTCATTTCAAAATACATACATGCGTATGCAGTCTCTTGAACGAAATAATTCTCAATCCACTTTTCAGGTTTAATTTTTGTTGAAGTCTTGAAGTCAATAACTGCAAGCTCACCATCAAATTCTGCTATGCAATCTACTCGACCAGCAAGTCCTAGATAATCACTATATAGTGACTTCTCTAAAGCGTGTATGTTGTTTATGCGGTCAAGGTTTGCTTTGGATTGAAGAAATAAGAACTTTGTGGATGGAAGCATATCGCATCCATCAATTGTACCATTCTTAATATAATATTCTACCACATCATGATACTTTGTGCCACGAAAGGTAGACTCTCTAGTAATCCTGTTTGCCTCTGCTTCTCCAACTTTCTTTCTCCAATTAATAAAGACATCACGGTTGTAGAAACTAGTCACAGAAGTGATTGAAGGATACATCTTACCAGAAGGAACCTTATAGAATCTAGTTCCATCTATAGTTTGTGCTTCAAGATCAACTTCTTCTTTTAAATGATCAACAAAAGTAAACATTACATACCAAGAGCAATTTTAGTTAAGAGGTACTTACGGACAAGTCCAGATCGAACGATATCATCAATATCAAATTCGATGGATTCAAAATCATCAACCATTGATAGGATGATTTTCTTGAAATCTAGAATGCCATTTCTCTCATTGGTCTTAACTAAATCAGTCTGAGCTGCGTCACCGCAGAAGATGATCTTAGTATTTTCACCAACTCTTGTTATTATACTATCTAATTCATGAAAATTCAAGTTCTGCATCTCATCCACAAGAATGATAGCATTATCCATTGTAGTTCCACGAATGAATGATGTAGACCAGAAACCAATAGTCTCTTGTCCTTTCAATGCACCATAAAGCATTTCAAACTCAGTGTCATCAGACATCTCGAACATGTATTTGACCATGTTCTTATATGGTATCTGATATAAGAATGACTTGTCCTCATGATCTCCTGGTAGGAAACCAATCTCTCTAGTAGAAACTAAAGAGCGAACAATATATACTTTCTCATAAGGTGTCATTTGATTTAAGACATCCTTAAGAGCAAGGTACAGTGCTATAAAAGTTTTACCTGTACCAGCAGCACCATAAGAAAAGATATTCTTTCCTTTCTTATATGCATCGAAAAACTTTTCCTGATTCTTGGTCAACGGTTTAATGTCAACCATTATATCAGTGTTAATCGGTTTCTTCCTCTTTAATTGTTTGGTGCTCATGCTACCAATTCCAGAGGAATTGTTACTTCCGTTTCTTTTTTTAGCTGGCATAATTAGAAACTATAGTCACGATTCTTTCTTACATTCGATCCAGGCTGTCTGGATGCCCTGTCAAGAATTTCATTCCAACCTGCTGAATTTGCTTCTCCCTTAGTGGTCATATCTCCAACTTCTCCTACACCTGCCACACCTGCTTGCCAATCTTTATCCCAATCGGGATTCTCTTTTCTCCATGTATCGTACTCCTTCATAGTCATGGAGAGTTCTTTCTTCTCTCCTGTCTCTTTATGTTTAATTGGATAGGTTGGCATGGTTTGTTAATATGTGTAAAGGTATTTAGACCCATTCAAGGGCTTCGGATACTGCAGGAAATTGTTCGGTAAACACCTTCCTACATGCTTCTGCAATCTCCATATGTTCTTTCTGAGTTCCATGTGCAGAACGTAGGTTAATATAATGAACCCAAGAACGACATGAACCAGTCATATAGATTCGTGTAGGAGTTGCAAGTGGTAATACCATTCTAGCACACTCTTTAGCAACACCTGCTTCTAACATCTGACTGTAAAGATTTGTAGATGCAGTAAATAGAGTCTCAATCTGACGATTCAATGTCTCTACTACTTCAGGATCCAAATCATCAATAGAGTTCTGACGATTCTTATCATCCTGCCTACGTAGTTCTGGCAAATCAATCTTACCTAATGCAGTACTAGCAGCATATCTCTGAGAAAACTCTTGGAATGTGAAACTTCTATGTCTTAATATCTGTGCAGCAATAGCACGAGTAGTTTCAATTTCTAATGTCATAGAAGATTGTTCAAACACAGACCAATGCTGATGTTTAATACAATACTTTAATAAACCAGCAAATTTTTCATTGCCCTGATTAGATGGATTTGATACTCTGGCAACATATGCCATGAGTTTCTCCGCATCAGGAGTAACAGTAACAAGTTTTACGTTCATTCATCATCCTCAAAAACTTCATCGTAGTCTGGTAGTACTCCTACATGTTCTTCGTAATTGGCCCGTTTATATGCATCGACATCTGAATAAACTTCAGACTTTAATGAATCAACAAGTAATTCCAAATTACGGACAATCAATTTTAATTGTTGTCTATCCATAAGAATTTTCATTTTATTTATTATAACACAAAAAAAGGAGGGTAGCAATACCCTCCTCTAACGTATATGTAAGCGTTGAATCAAACAGCTGCAAGTTTCTTAGAAACTTTGAGACCACGATACATTAGATCGTAGTTTCTGTGCTGTGCTGCTTCAGCGAGTACTTTCTTGTTGTACTCTGTAGAGTCGTACTCGACTCCACGATAAGTGACTTTTGCCATTGGCTTTCTCCAAAGTAGTAGGGATTTTTAGCCCCGTTCCTTCAGTCGGCTTTTGCGTCCCAATTACACTCACTCGTACTACTCTTAACAACCTGAATAAATTCAGATCTTGTCTCTTCTGAAATTCTATATGACATCATCTCTTCGATGAGTTCATTAGCTTCAGAACAGGATAAAAGTGATGCGAGTAAAAATGGCATGGGATGAACGATTCCGTTCCGAGTCGGCTTACTTGCGACCTCTAATGAGGTTGAACGATATGTGTTAATACTAACACAGTTATATTATATAGTCAAGTACTTTTGTAAATTGTGATACAGTTTTATAACTGTCCACTATCAAAAATAAACTTTAGCAATTCTACTTTTAGGATCAACATAAAAATGTCCTTGAAAAGTTATCCTATACTCACCATCATCAAGTTTAAATCGACCTACCCTATGAGGAATCATCCCATTCCAAAAATGCAAACATCCAAATTTATATTCAAAACTTTCCTCATGTTTCCATGTTTCATCATCAATTATAATATCAAGAAAAGCAGGAGTTTCTGAACATTGAATAACTGATATAAAAGAAACTACTGTACCTGGACTTACTTCTGGATAATATTCAAGTACATCCAAGTCAACATGAGTAATTGTATTATAATCTTGTCCACCAAATACATGAAAACCTGGTACTGGCAAACGATCATCAAACTCAACTTGCAATCCAAACTGCTTTTCTATTTCAGTAAAAGTAAGTTGATATAACCAATCAAATCTTACCTTAAGTTTTTCTTGCAAATCCTTATTGAATTCATGCTCCTTAGCCAAGTAAATAGCATCCCCCAATAAACATTGAGTTTGAAGAATATGTATCAGTGAATCGCTTTGCCAACAATCATATTCATGAAAATTCTTCCAATCATTACGCATTGAATGAACTTCTTTTTTAATAGAATCAACTTGAAATTCTGTAAGAAAGTTTTCTACAGTTCTAACAAGAGATTCAGTTTCACATTTGTCTACCATGTCGGTCAAGAAGTTTAACTGTATTAAGATTAGACTTCTCTCGTTTCTTAATCTTTTTATACTCTTTTATAATCTTGTCCACTTCTGAAACAGGAATCTTAACCTTTAACTCCTTCTCCTCATCCTTTCCAACAAATCCAAGACCACCCTTCTCTACTACTTCCAGTTGATCAACATAATCATTTATCCCTTCTTGGATTTCAGCTCTAATGAGTTGATTAATTTGATCTCTTAGTAATTCTTCATTCTTCACTTTTTCTTCCTCTTCTTAGGTGGTGTTGGTTGATTTGCTCCATCAAAAGTTCTTGGACTTACTACTCCATTAGTCCAAACAATACTTTGAACATTTTTATATTTGTCATAGTAATGATCAAATATTTCTACAATACCAGAACCTCGTGCAACATCATACTTAACCTCTTCCTCAACTTTATATGTTACTAGAAAAGAGTCAGATGGTAATTTCTTATCATCTGCTTTATTTCTTTCACATTTCTCATGAAGTACTTGCACGGTCATCCTCCTCTACCACCCCATTGGATGTCTGGATAGGCCTGTATAACACTCTTCTTCGGAATATTATACTTAGATTCAAGATCCTTATCTTTTATAAGACATAGAATCTCTGCATCTAATGGATGAAGACCTTGAAGAAGTTGAATAAACATAGTCTCTCTACGAAGACCATTCAAAGTATCATTACCACCCTTAATAAAGTTATAGAGTTTAGTCCATTCTCTACGTAGAGTAGTATGTCCTTGATTAACATTAGTAGTTTGATGATGTGCCAAGGTACTAACTTGTTGATCAATTCTAGTACTTAATGTTCCAGTAGTATTCTGTTCATCTTCCATACTCGAATAAGGAACTTCACCTGGTGGTAGCAAACTCACCACACTATCATCATAATTCCAAATAAGCAATGCCTTTAATGAATCATGTTCATACTTTTGCAATGCTTTAACCTTTCCTGCATTTGTTTCCTGCTTTGATACAACATCAAATACTTCAAACGTAAATGGATTAGTTGGAAGATCTGGTATTGGACTAGCAGTCTTTCTTGCAGTTGTCTTAGGAGTCGTACTGACTTTCTTCTTAGTTGTAGATGTCTTTCTTGTACGTACAACTGGTTTAGTCGTCGTCTTCGTCGTTCTCTTCGCTGGTGTCATGTTGTTCAAACCTCACGGCTAAAATTTCATCTGGTATTAAATTACCATTTTGGTCATACATCTCTGGGTGAGTGTACACTACTTGGGGTGTTGTCTCGTATGAATGCTGTCTTGCCATCCATCCTATCATACCTCCTACCAAAAGTGCAAGTAACGACACTACTGTCGTAAGGGTAAGCGTTACTGCTAACGTCTCCATGATGCTCCTCCACTAGTTGTTTTTGGTTTCTTAATGCTCAAAGAAACCTCAAAGGTGAAACGTATCTCTCTTTTGAGGAGAGAGACCATTTTGTCTACCCTTAGAAAAAAGGGTTTGACCTTCTGAGGTTTTGGTCTTCCTCCTGCTAATACTAATTCTACTCCTCTATTTATTGGAAGTTTAGACGAGGTTGTTTTCTTTGAGATACTTGACTGTTTCATTACAACCTCCCAATTTTTTTCCATCTAATGTTACTTGAGGGAATGTAGTACCATTACCAAATTCCCCATAGAATGAAGCACGATCAAAATGTTGATCTAGAGTATAAACAATGTACTTTGCCTCCATTAAATCTAAGACCTCTACGATCTTACTACAATAAGGACAACCTGTTTTTGAATATACCGTAAAGTTTTTAAGGCCCATAACTCGTTCTTCTGGTTCTAAGTTTCCGTGCATAAGTAATAATCTCCGAAATTTTATTTATCGGAGGTTGCATTAGCATAATCTCTATCGAATATTTCTATACCAACATCAGTAAGAACATGATCATACATCTTAGCAAAGATTGCTGGTGGCATTGTTACGATGTCTGCACCCTGTGCAAATGAATGCTCAACGTCTCCAACAGACCTTATAGATGCAGATAGTATCTCAGTCTCCTCATAAGGATTAAAGTCCTTCCAAGTTGGACTCAAGACCTCTCTGATTCTCTTGATCAAATTGCATCCACCAAATCTCTGATCATCTACACGACCAACGAATGGAGATAGGTATCTTGCACCTGCTTTAGTTGCCAGTACTGCCTGAGATACACTAAAGATCAAGGTAACATTAACATCAATACCTTCTTCAGCAAGATCCTTACAGACTACTAATCCATCTGGTGTGCAAGGAACTTTAACAGTGCATTGTTCTCCGAACTTATCATACAATCTCATCCCTTCATTAAACATTTCCTTATCATTACCAACAACTTCCATACTTATATCAGGAATTCCAAGTTCAGCTAACTGGAGATATACGTCTTCTGGTTGCTTACCACTCTTTAATATAAGACTGGGGTTAGTAGTGATACCATCAATCAGTCCTGTCGCAAAATGCTTTTCAATTAATTGAGTATCTGCTGTATCTAAAAAGATTTTCATAAGAAAAGGGTAACTAAAGTATCTATCTATGTGTCTAAGTATAACACAGCATTTTTGAGGATGTCAATATTATATTTGAATTCTCTCAATCCTTTATCACAACTCTGACATATATCCTTCTTTAATTTCTTATTGGATATACCACACACCTTGCATGTACCCAATTTATATTTCTGTTTACTTCTCTTCTTTATACGTTCCAATGTACAAGTCTTGCACTCATAGGAATATGAAGATGCAAGTCTTGCATTCTTACGATTTTTATAATAGTCAGCAAGAAGACTTTTAGATACTCCACAAGTTCTACAGATTCTATCCTCTAAAAGAAGATGTTCAGTATCTAATTGATCTTCAAAATCCACTACTCTTCTATAACTTGACTATCTCTATCTATCTGTTCTTCTAATTTTCCTTTAGCAGCCTTAACACCTGCTAATCTTTGTTCAAGAGTATCCTCGAAACGAGTGTACATCTTTAGTTGCCACTCACGATACTCTTTAATAGACTTTTTGACTCTACAAAACATTTGTCTTAACACAACGTAACATTATTTAGCATAAAAAAAGACCCCCGAAGGGGTCTTATTTGTGTTCCGACTTTCGTAGAGACCGCACGAAAGGTCTCAGTCGTATTTATTAACCAACAGAAGGAGCAACAAGTGCAACT